GTGTGAGATATTTTTTACCTCTAGTTTTGAAATCTGCATATCTTTTCCTTTCGTTTGTTGTTGCAATTTTCAAGATAATACACGAATAAATCCGTGTATTACTTTGATAATTACCACGAGGCTTGGTAGGAAACTGATCTTGGTTGAATAAATAAACCATCTCTTTCAAATAGTTCTTTTCCTCTTCGAATAAACTTTTTTGCGTTCTCAAAGCAATTAATCGCATATTCTTTTTCTTTTCCTTCGTAATATCCAAACTCTGTAGAATTACCAAAGAAAAAACCCGAATGATCTTTAACTAATTTATCATTACGAATTGCCATAATAATTTTATCAAGATCATTTTCATCAAGTTCAATCTTCTGACAATTGTCTTTACCATCTGCAAAAGTATTAACGATATATCCATGCAAGTCTGCATGTTTTCTCCAATATCCAAGATCAACTTCGTAATTAGAGATTTCAAATTCATTATCAAGTTTTGATCTTGAAATCTCTCCATGCCTACTACGATCTGAATTATAATGCTCTCCTCTTAAATACATATCTAAACCCATTATACAAATCTCCTTCCATGTTTTTTGTATTGTTGCCATTTATATGTTTTGATAATGGTTTTTATTTGGTCAACATTATCGCACCATTTATTGATGTACTTTCCCACGATAGCATCATGGGAAAGTCCTCTCTCAATATCTTTTATAATTTTTGATTTCATTAGGCATTACCTTCAGTTTTTGCATGAAGAGCCATAAGTTTTGCATGATACTCATCATCAATAAGTTTTTTCTCCCAAGGGATTATGGTAAAACCATCTGTGCCATGTTCGATTGCAACTTTACCTTGAAAGTTAATTCTATTTTTTATGTCGTCTAAATTAGATTTACATTCGATACTTTCGCCCTCTGCATCTGTACCTAAAATCAAAGCACTTCCCATAATTGTCTGATTAAATTTTGGATTATCTGCTTTGATATTGAAAGCAAAATTACTTTCTTTTAGTAAACCTTCTTCGTCTATCCAAAGAGTGTCTCCATTATCAAATAGATAAACTGCCTCAAAGGTAGTGCATTGGATTATTCTATATATACTTTTATAATCTCCATCATAACTAATATGACGAATACTTTCTTGTTGGGGATTTATTAATATTGCTTTCATTATTTTTTTCCTTTCAAAAAAATTTTACACAACCTCTTAATCTTTTTGTATGAGGTTGTGTCTGCTAACTTGATGTTATGTTCTTCTTGAAAGTATTCGATAAAAGATCTTTTATCGTTGCTAAGATATTTATACCAAAGAGATAATATTTTTTCTTGCTCCTCTTCGTAAGCAATCTTGAGTTTATCGGTCATCAGTTACTACCTTTTTAAAGTTATTCTGAACATACTCTTTTGTTTCTTCTTGTTCATCTCTGATAGTTTCCAAGTTATATAAACCACTTAAAAACCATCTTTGATCTTGAACGATTATTGGTTCTTGATACATGATCTTTTTTCCTTATAATAAATTTATATTACTTATTTTTATCCCATATAATCCCACTAAGGTCAAGTAAAAATGTCAGAAAAAAACTTTTTTTTGAATATGAAAAAACAATTACCAAAGGGAACATTCATTCAAAAAATCGAAAACAAATTCAATTCGGGTTTTACTGATTTAATAATTATTAACGAAAAATATCCTTTGTTTATTGAGTTAAAAGCACCAACAAAAGGAAACACTTTCAAGGTCGAATTATCACAAATATCAACACATTTGAGGATATCTGCCAATAATTATGTTTCTTTTTTCTTGGTTCAAGCACCCTCTAAGTCGCTTCTATATTTGTTTGAAGGTGGCACTTTGTGCAAGGCTCTTGCGTTGCAAGAGCCTTGCAACCCCATTCTGTCCCACGAGACTGAAGGCTTCTTGATTTACGGGTCATTGGAAGATTGTCTTGGTTCTGCAAATCGAAAAATCGCATCTTTAGTGCAGAGGTAACGAAGTGGTCGTTTGCGAACCTCTGCACTTTTGCACTCTGATATTGGCAACTGCACGGAGGCACAAAAAAAAGAGCCACCCGAGGGGGTGGCTCTTTGGTCTAAAAATTTCTGATGATGAAGGGTAGATGTTTTACTTCTTCTGTATTGTCTGAATCTTTCCCAACCCAACATTCGGGAAGCACTATGGAAGTATAATAATCCAAGCAATCTTTACTTCCTCCGAAGATATGATTTATATCTTGACAACTGTATTGTGCTTGGAAGTCTTCGAAGTTTTCAAACTCGGTGTAATCGCAACAGATTGCGACTACATCAAGTTCTATTGTTCCGTTGTCCATGCAATCTGCGACTTGTTCCAACTCTTCATATAAAGCCTTCAAGCCTTCATAAGAAAAATTATTTTTGTAAGTGTCCCAAGTTCTGAAAGCATCAATAAATTGATGCTCGTTAATTCTTTGTATTATCATTCTTTATCCTCCTTCTGCATTAAATCACGATATTTTTTTTGCTCTTCTGTTAATGATTTTTCATGAACTTCATTATCAAAGTTTATTTTATCAACATTAGCTTTAGTTAAATCATATAACCTTTTACTATATGGTCTATTCCAATGTTTAATTTTGTTTTCCATATTTCTTCCTTTCGCAATTGTTATATAAGAGTTTATCAGGTTTTATGGGATAGTCAACCCCTAAAAGGGGTTGAAGGCAACTCGCAGTTTGCGAGTTGCCCGACCTTTGCGACTCCATTCTGTCCGAGCTTCCCCGTGCCTCGCCTCCCTTCTGCCACTCCAGAAAAGAGGTTCTTGCAAAGGATCGCAAGTAGCAAAAAAAACAAACAAGTTTGCGATCCTTTGCACTTTTGCGATTTGAGGTTGGAGGGGTCGGAGGCACGGGCATAAAAAAAGGGAAGAGTTGGTGGTCAACTCTCCCCCATAGCTAACCAAGGAGATGGTTATTCTTTTTCATAATCGGGGTGGTCGGGTTTTCTACCTTTGTGGTCGCAATCCCAAAAAGGATCTTCATGCTCCTTCTTCAGTTCTGCTATACGATCACATTTGGCATTATAATGATACCACCATTCTTCTTCTAGTTCTCTTTGTCTATCAAACATTATTTCTTTTTCCTTTCATTTATTTCTTTGGTTATGTTTTTCAAAGACACCTTCGCCAAGGCTCTTGCTTTGCGTTGCTCTTTCAGAATGTCTTTGATTGCGATTGTTGGCATTGGACGACCAGAAGCAATGATAGCCATACGCATTGGTATAACTTCAGTATCATTGCATTTGGTACAACATCTGCCATTCGCTATCGGCATGGCATTATGTCCTTGATCCCAATAACACTCCCCTTCGGGAGTGTATTGTTTATCGATCTCACTAGTGCAAATACAACATTTCATTGTGTCGCCTCCTTCTCTCCTAAAGTTTCTTTCTCAATCTTGTTGAGATCAACACCACTTGAAACTTTGGCGAATACTTGAAGTTTTGTTTCAAGCATACCAATTCTCATTTCGTGATCCTTTATTGTTTTGTGTTGATCGTCAATAATATCTCTCATAGATGATATCACTTTATTTACTGCTACTATATATTCGTCAAACAGTTCATCTTTTTTAGTCATTAACCTTCTCCTTTTAGTTGTTAATATATAAGACTATATAAAACTATATCAAATAAAATGGGATATGTTAAGAACTTTCTAAACTTTCTATTAACTTGTTAACTATTATTACTTAACAATGTTAAGTAAAGGCAAGGCTACTAGGTAGCCTTGCCTTTGGTTTCGGCTCTGTATGGGCGTTAAATCGCCCTATGCGACCCACCAAATGGCACAAGGTAAAAGCATCTTGATTCGCAGAAAAGTTCTGCTGCTTTAGCAGAACTTGATTCAGTACAAGAATAAAATAACAATAAAAATAATAATTTTTATTTTATTCTTGTACTGAAGCAAATCAACCGACAGAAGGAGGTTGATTCTGCGAATCAAGATGCTTTTGGGGTTACTTAGGGCAAAAGGTACAAGATATACAAAAGCAAAGAGGGGGGGAGGGGATTATTAATATATACATGTACACACACACGCATATATATGCAGGGTTGATAAATTCATTTGAATATATTATCGTTTGGGCATGAATCTAGATGCTTTGCCAAAAGAGGTGTTACAAGAAGTATTTCTGCTTGAGCAACAGAAAAAGAAACTGGACACCCGCGATATAGCTCAAAAAAATTTTCTAGCCTATGCACAACATGTATATGAAGGTTTCATCGTTGGGCGACATCATAAAATCATTGCAGAAAAATTGGAGCTAATCGCACAAGGCAAACTAAAAAGACT